CGCCCGTCCACCAGGGTAACGCTGGAGGTTGGCCTGCCCAAGCAGCGCACCGAGTTGTCGCAGATCATGGCTGTAGCTGGGTGTCGAGCGCCCAGTGTAGTATCGCCAGCGCATCGGCTTCGTTGTCGTTCTCCGCGGGATGGCCCTTGGCTTTAGCCGCGGCAATCATCTCATCCTTGCCAGCGTTTCCCTTGCCAGTCGCATGCTTCTTGATCGTGCCAACAGGAACACCCTGATACGCGATGCGGTGGTGCTCGCACCAAGCGGTCAGCACGGCCAGGAATCCACCGTAGACATGCGCGGCATCTGTCCCAGCATGGCGGCGCACTTCCTCAAAGTAGACGGCATCCACTTGGCCCAGCTGGTTCTTGATCTCTGTCAGCCATGTCTTAAAGCGCAGGTAACGCATGCCGCCGCCTTCGTATCTCCCAGGCTTGAATGTAATGTAGCCGTGCGAGATCAGGCCATCGCTGGATGCTGCCCAGCCGCTCGTAGTCCCGAGGTCCAACGCTAGGATGACCTCTCTCATATTGCACCCCATTGCGCTGCCATTGCATCAGCTATGCCGGGGAAAGTTGCGCTGCGGATTTTCCATCTATCAGGTGATGGGCCGAGTTTGTTTTGACCGCTGTCAGTTTGGTTTGCCCATCTCCGTTTGCCGTTCACAATGCGCGCCTCTATGGTTTTAGTTGGAATTAGTAGTGGCAAATTCTTCAACCACAAACAGGTAGCCTTGCTTGCGTCATGCCCAAACATCCACGGCTGGATAATTTGATCTGGCTTTCTTATCTGCGTAGAGATGATGCTGACAGGATTCTTTAATGCTATGTGTTTGATTGGAGCATCTAACAAAAGCTTTACAAAAGCCAAGGCATCCTCTGTTAATTTTGGATCACGCAACCCTCGTTTTGTCCAGTGCATACCGCTGACAGACAGGTATTTGCAAGGAGGGTGGGCAATCATCAAATCCCAACCATCACTGAGTATCGCAACTACATCACCTTGATGATGCGGTCCGGGCGTGTCGGTCGGCAGAATGTCGCATGACATAGCATCGTGTCCAGCCTTGATGAACGCATCACGCACCACTCCGCTGTACTCGCATGCAACCAAAACCCTCATCGCTGTCCCAGCATCTGATTGAGCCTGGACTGCGTGTCGCTGTAGCGTGGCGTGAGCGCCTGCCGGATGCACTCTTCGATGATCGACGCACGGGAGCGGCGCTGGTCCTCGGCGGCTTTGTCCAGCAGGGCACGGCTCTCTGGCCGCAGCCGCAGGGTGAACACTTTCTGACGCATGGGAGTCCTTTTGTATAGCTGCCTGATAGACCAATGGTAACGGACGATACCCTAGAAAACTTGACCAAGATCAAGATTATGCAAGATAGTTGTTGTCAGACCGTTTGCTGTGGGTTAGAGTCCGGTCATGGTGTAGCGCAACGCTATACCCAACCACCCAGATTGAGGAGTTGACATGGAATACATCGCATACTATCGCGTCAGCACGGACCGCCAAGGCAACAGTGGCTTGGGTCTTGAGGCGCAGCAGGCCGCAGTCAAACAGCACGGCGGCACTGTCGTTGCGGAGTTCACCGAGATTGAGAGCGGCGGCAAGTCATGCCGTCCTCAGTTGCTGGCAGCGCTGGCAGAGTGCAAGCGCACTGGCGCAACCCTGATCGTAGCCAAACTGGACCGCCTTGCGCGTGATGCCAAGCTGATCCTGACGCTGGTGGACGAAGGCGCGAAGGTCAAGTTCCTGGACCTGCCGGAGATCGACACCGAGGGGCCGATTGGCAGGCTGATGCTGACCATCATTGCAGGCGTGGCCGAGTTTGAACGGCGCATCATATCCAAGCGTACCAAGGAAGCGCTGGCCGTCAAGAAAGCGCGTGGCGTGAAGCTTGGCTGTCCCTACCCGGAGCGCGGTGGTGCTATCACTGGTGGCCGCGCCAAGTCTAAGGCACTGCTCGCTGCCCAGCCACTGGCCGCGGTCCTGGCTGAGATCAGGCAACTAGGGTTCACAACTATCCGCGAGATTCAACAGGAACTCATGGCGCGTGGCATTGCTACGCCATCGGGCAGCAAGTCGTGGTCTACCAGCGCGGTTCAACGGCTAATTGGGAGGGTTGGGTGAGCGAGATCATTGCGTGGTATCTGGTTTTTTTGTTGGTTGTCGTTCTAATTTACGGAGGTTGATATGAGATTAGCTGACCTGATTAATTCCCTGTTTTGGCATGACGCACTAGCACCGGAACTGATCAATGTGGATGACTGCGAGCCGATTGATCCACGGCGGTATGACGAACGCCGTAAGGCATGTATTCAGTACCTACGGGAGCGGAATCTGTGGGTTCTGGACGGTAAGTTCACGCCAACGAAGGCTTCCAATACGGACATCACGGTGACCTTCAACCGCGCTCGGCATGACCTGGGCGAGAAGATGATCCAGGTGGCTAAGTGAGATTGTTTACTGCGTACTGGGTACGCCAAGCAGAAGGTGAGGTTCGCTGGTCCGTTAATTTTGACAGCGCATATTGGATGCTAAAGGCCGACGCATTACAGGATGTCATCTGCATTTTGCAGGACGAATACAACAAACTTATGGAAGAAGATAGCGGGGAACAAAAATGAAAATTGTCGTAATTGCATTAACGATTCTTTTGAGTGGCTGCGGGACTATGCAAGATGCCGTCACCCATCTTCGCGTCGAGAAAGAAATCCAGGCAATGAGCAGGGCAGATGTCATCGCAGGCATCGGTGAATGCGAGGCTGCTGGGCAAAGAGCAATTGTGTTGAGTGGCAAGCGCAGTATCAATGGGCAGATCATCCCGGTTCCGGTCGAGGTGACCTGTCTCCCAAAAATCAGATGGTGAGGTGGCCATGAGTCAGAAACTTGAAGTCTTAACTTATATTCAGAAACGCAAGGGCATCACCGCGATGCAAGCGTTTGTTGATCTTGGGATTACTAGGCTGGCAAGCCGAATCTATGAACTGCGCGGAGATGGGCATCTGGTACTCGACTACTGGGTCAAGGTCAAGGATCGGGCAGGGCGCGAGGTGAAGGTCAAGCGCTATGTGGTGCAACCCAAGGGGAAAAAATAATGGTCAGCAAAGTGACCCCGGACACCATGATGTCGGCCAGCCGCTTGCCGTCACTCATGGGATACAGTAAGTACAACACGCCGAATGATGAGTTGCAGTACAGCATCCGGGCATTGCAAGACATGGAGCGGCCGGACATTGGCAATGAGGCGATGGCTTGGGGCAATCAGATGGAGCCGCTGATTCTGTCTGAGGCAGCGCGTAGGCTGGAACTGAGCGATGTCGTGCTGGACCATCCAACCGCCTGCTATCACCCGGCCATCCCGTTGTGCTGCTCTCTCGACGGCACTGGCAATGGCCGCGGCCAGGTGATCCGCACCGATCCCGACAAAGGCATCTATGTTGTGGGTCAGGACAGCATCAACCTGCATGGCGTTGGCGTGATCGAAGCCAAGTTGACCAGCGTCAGGCCGGAGGATACGCCAGCGCTGTACCGTGGTCCGATTCAACTGCAAGGCCAGATGGACATTCTGCAAGCGCAGTGGGGTGCGGTCTGTGTACTGTACGGCGGCACAGAACTGCGCATCTTCCTGTTCGCGCCGCATATCGGAACGGTTACCCGGATAGTGGAGCAGGTCAGGGATTTCCAGCGGCGGCTCGATAATTGGAAGGCCACTGGCGAGATCGATTTCTACCCGCCGTCCAGCAGCAAAGACGCGGACAGGATGTACCCGGAGGCCGAGGACATCGAGGTGGTACTGCCGCCAACAGCCGAGGAACTGGTAGAAAAAATCCGGGTGGCACAAGCCGCGGCATTGCAGGCAGAGACTGACCGCAGCAAGGCCGAGGCCGATCTCAAGGTGCTGATGGGGACGGCCACCACCGGCGTGATCGGAAACTGGAAGGTGTCATGGCCTATGCGTAGCTACTCGGCCAAGCCAGCCAAGGTCACCCCGGCCAAGGAAGCGTACTCAATCCGTCAATCTAAT